ATAAACTGTTCAATGTCAGGATGATCAACACGTAAGACACCCATCTGTGCGCCTCTACGATGTCCACTAGATGCTATAGTTTGACATACAGCATCAAAGATCTGCATGAAGCTGACTGCACCAGATGCCCTAGAGTCTAAGGACTTGATACGATCACCTCTGGGACGTAGCCTAGAGAAGTCATAGCCTATGCCACCACCTCTACGCATTGTCTCAGCAGCATCAGTAGCTCTGCCCATGATAGAATCCATACTATCTTCTATAGCACCACTGACAAAGCAGTTGTAAGCAGTAGTCTGTCTTGCAGCACCCATAGCATTCTGTACTCTACCAGCAGGTAAGAACCTGAGATGCCTGAGTGCATCCTTAAAGTTTTCAAAGTGATCAGGTGTATCTTTTAAGGCTTCTGCAATACGCACAACCTTACTATAAAAGTCTTCTCCTGTTTGTCTATATTTAACATTGTCTATTTCTTCTGAGATGGGGAGTGTCATACCGTATTGGATTTCGTTTTCCATTAAATTTCCTTTCTATTTAATTTTATTTTTTAATTTAGTTAAGTACCATATTGCTTTGCTTATATCTTCTTCAGGTTTACCTTTGTGTTTATACCTAATTAAATACTTTAAAGCATTCCCTTTAAGATAACCTAAGAAGTCATCCTTTGTCATTGACATTTCAATAATATCTATAGCTTCAACATCTAACATATTGTAATGAGAAGGACTATTTACTGGATCTTCTTTAGAGTAAAGATTTGATTGCGTTTCTGACATTTTTTGTATCCTCTGAATTAACTAAACTGTGTGCTACTTTTCTAACTGACTCTGGTTTTAATCCTGCGTAAAGACATACCTCATTAAAGTCTCTACATGTTACACCAACAGATGCAAATATCCATGAGTGTGCTTGATCTCTTTCAATTTGGATATTACTTTTTTCTTTTTCAAATTTAGGTTTAGATATGTCTAGTAAAGCTTGTAGAATTACAGCTATATATAAAGATTTATGAGGGTTCTTATCTGTCATCTCATATAAAGAATCCTCTACTTCAAATACATCATCAATCAACATCATAATATTCTTCTACTGGTCTATAAAACTTACCCCCCACATAATTATTATAGTATGCAGGGTTATCAGTTCCTTCAAGTGTACTACATAATACATTGTATTTCATTTGATAATAACATTCGTAGTATCGTAAGCTTCGTTTGTTTTTAAACTCAGCTATTATTTTAAACTTAAAGTTTTTCTTACCTAATTTTTTAATGTCTTCAAGTAAGTGAGTGCTTGAACCCATATAAGATTTCCAATTAGATTCTGTTTTCTTTTTACCTTTTTTATAATTAAAGTATTGCTTACAACCTATGTAAGCTTGACCTGTTTTTATATTAGTAATACAATAAACAAAACCAAACTTAGATAGATCAGATTTCTTAGGGTATTCCCAATGCATTACCAGTTATTTATCTCTTCAACATTAGGTTCTTTAGCAACCTTAACCAAGTAGTTAAGACCTCTGGCATATTTAAAAGCACGTAGACCTTTACCTTGATTAACATCTGACCAACACTCTCTCTTGTGGCTACAATACACACAACCAATAGGTAACTTAAGATTGCCAGACTGCCCATCAGCAACTGGAGAGTAGCACCTATCAGGTACATGACTATCCCCAACCACTCCTTTAAGATGTTTAACTCTTTCTTTAGCATTAATCATCTCCATCTGGTGTACAGGAGTTAGACATATCTCACCACTTGATTTATCTATCACAAGAAATGCTGCCTTATTAACTTTATTAGCTTCAGCATAAGCAGATATCTGTGCTATATAACCAAAGGGATCATCTTCAATTAAATTATTTTCTTTAAACTTTTTAAAACTATATCCTGATGCACTCTTACAATCAACTAAGACATCATCAATCATAGAATCTTGGTGTCCTTTAACACCTTCAATAGTGACCTCTCTTTGTTGATCAGTAACTTTATGACCAGCAATAGAGGAACAAAGTAAAAGAAGTTCTTCTAAGATGTAGCCATATAAAAACTTAATACGTGTACTAGGCTTGAGATCTTCTATTTCTTTCTTACTATTAACATCATACCATAACTGACGATCAGGTTTACCTATAGCAGACAGTCTAAGGTTTCCTCTGGTGCGAGGTTCTTCGTACATGAATGCTTTAATATGTACTTTAAGCATCTCACCAAAGGTATCTATATGTTTATCTACTTCCTTTTCATCCATCTTAATTGGATCAAGAGAAAACAAATCATATATATCTTCAACTAATGTTTCAATTTGTTTCATGTTATAAAAAATGGGGTGGAGAAAATCCAACTAAACTCCACCCCAAGTCTCCCTCACTCACACACAGTTAAAATTAAGACGCAAACGGTATCTCTTCTGAAGAGTTAGTAACATAACCACCTTCAACAACTTCAAAATCATTGTCTGCACCATTAGTATATTCTATAAAGTCTACTACTTGTACAGCAGCTAGGTCAGCAGACACCCCTGACTTACCTGCATAATTCCACTCAAACGGTATAGCTTTAACATTAACTACACTACCATTAGCAATTAACTTACCATCCCAACTATTGTTTTGAGAATCTTTTACTATTGGTCCTTGACGTTGAGTGCCATCTTTACGTGCAACCTTACGTTTGATAGTAACAAAGTCTCCACGATCATCACCTTTGTTAGAAATAGTTAGCCCAGCACTTTCAATTACTGAACGATTATTATCGTCTACTTCAATCTGTATTGACCACACTGGCTCAAACTTTGTATTAGGCTCAGTGATTGAAGCATAGTGACATTTACCTGTAATATAAACTGGATCATTCATTTTTTCTGTTTCCTTTTTTATCGTCACTCTATTGTGACATGTAATATAACCATCAAGGCTTATTCCTTTTTGATTACTTGTATAATATCATACTTTAAATTAATGGTCAAGTACTATTTCTAGTATTGCGTCAGTTATTTTATCACCTCCATACTCTGACGGTTCAATAGGGTTAGCAAAACATTTATCATCACGACAGACATTACGTAAATCTATTAAAGGATAGTTAGCACCTGTCACATTACCGTACCTAGTTGTAGTGTGATAGTCATCCCATAGATCATTAGCTGCTGTTAATATAACATCATTAAATATTGACAAACCTGCCTCTACTTTTCTTTGTATAAGAGGATCAGGAAATTTTGGATTGTATATAGTACATAGATATATCTGATGCCCTGTGCTTGCTAAAGCATCTACGACTGTCATATAATTTTTCCAAAACTTTTCTTTAATAATGTATAAAGTTTCTAAATTAAGTTTGTCTAAACTTTCAATATACTGTAGTGCATCGTTACCACCAACACTTAATATAATATTAGATGGAGTATCACTATCTATATCAGCATGTGCATACTGAGGATGTATATTTTCAGTAGTAGTTTTATCTAAAGCATGGACATGAGCTTGCCATTCAGTTGACTCTAATTTATTTATTAAATGTTGTGTTACACTTTTCTCATTAGGTTGTAGATAAACAGCATTATCAAATACACTGTCACCTAATAATATTAATTTCTTTTTCTCTTTCATTTTAATTCCTTATAGTGTTATGAGTTTAGCTTCTTCGGTAGGGATGTGAAAGAAAGGTTCTTCCAAGTGGGGTTCTCCAATCCTTCTAGAGTTTTGTATTGTTCCAACATTAGAACTATTAACTATACTATCTTTAATAAACCAAGCTTGTGTACAGTCAGAGTTAAAGACCACAAAATATAAATCGTGGTTAGCATATTCTTTATTCTTTTTATTAATCAACCTCCTTTTTCTTTCTGGTATACGAACTTCTTTCCAAGAAGGATTCCAACTAGAACCCCACTGATTCTTAATCTCAACCTCGAAGAAAAACTTTTTATCTTTCTTACTGGCTGAGACATCAAAATAATAATCTTCTTTATCTACAATATCACTAAAGTTTTGTGCAGTTAAATAACTCACCATAGCTTTCTTAGCTCTGGCATCATTTTGATTGTACGATTGTCTATCAAATGGTCTGTTGTTATGTGGCATATTGTTCCCCTTATAAGTAACTCTATGTACTACTACTAAGTAGTAGTACTAGAGTTACGTAATGCTGCATCGGTTAAATATAAAATAGATCTTGCTGCTGTTTCAACTGTACCTAAAGATTGATTACACCTTTGACATAACCAACCTCTAAACTGTAGAGTATCATGATCGTGATCACAACACCAAGGTCGGGCATGATCTATTTCTTTTTCTTTCTTTAAACAAATAGGACACTGATGGTTATCAGGTAGTGGGTTATCAATTTTTAATTTAGTAAGAACTTTAGTATTAGCTTTTTCACAATCAGAGCAAGCCTTTCTAAATGTAACATTACCATTCTCTAAGTATCTTTCAGTATTAAAGTAATCACGGGTTAAAGGTTTAATGCTTTTACATATTTTACATGTTCTAGTTTCTTTCATATCAATGTGTCTCACTCCATGTTGTACCAATTTTATATTCACAATCAAGAGGACATTTAATATTTAATGTTTTCTCTGTTTCTTTCATAGCATCTTTAGTAATCTGTCCAAACTTAGTAGCATCTTTCTTAGCTACTTCAAACTGATACTCATCGTGTATGGAAGCAACTAACTTAGCATCAACTCCTAATTTACGTATACGTTCAGTGATATGTACAAGCCATTGCTTACAGATGATAGCACCTGCACCTTGAAGTAAAGTATTTAAAGATGCATAGTCTGCTCTGATATGTAAGAGCCTACCATCAAGAGCTTTAATAGTTCCTGTTTGAGAAGCTTCTACAACATTTTCTCTTAGCTCTTTAAGCCTTGGCATGTTACGTAAGAACTGAGTAATAAGTTGCTGTCCTTCTTTAGCAGAACCACCAACCACTTTACCTATCTTAGCAGGGCCAGCACCGTATAGAAAAGCATAGATAAAAGTCTTAGCTTGATCACGGTCTGTAAGACCAGCAGCTTTCATGTTAGCAGTATGTACATCACCATTAAGAACTTCATTGGTGAAGTCAGGATCATTCATGTAATGAGCAAGACATCGTAGCTCTAGTCCAGATGCATCAGTGCCAATCAAGACATGAGTACTAGGATTAGATACAGTCCATAGAGAACGACACTCCTTACCATAGGGGGAGTACACAGCAGGTACTTGAGCCATGTTAGGAGAGTTGTGTGCCATACGTCCAGTGATAGTACGTAGTGTCATAACTTTGCCACGAACTTTGTCATCATCTTGACAAGCTTCTATCCATGCTTTGATTAAACCTGTACGTTTCTGTAGTAGAAAGTACCTGCTAAACATCTTAGCTTCTTTCATATTAATTGTGTCAAGTATTTCTTCTGATACAATAACATTACCTTTATCTGTAAATTTAGTAGGCTTCCAACCTAGTTCCTCTAATCTCTCAGCTATCTGCTTACGACTAGCTATGTTGAATGGTATATATTTTACCTTAGTCTTAAGCTGTACTTCTCTTGGCTTAAACATTTCTTGTGCTTGATTCTCAAGCTCATGTTGTTCTTCTTCTAGTGTAGCAAGAAAAGACATGGCTTCACGTAGGTTAAAAGAAAAACCATTTCTTTCTTGCTGATCTACAATAGCCCTAACCTTAAGCTCAAGCTCATAACTTTTAGGAGAAAACTTTTTACCTTCTTTCTCTAATTGTTGAGCTACTTTATGTGTTAGTCTTACATCTTGTCGGCAATACTCTAACATCTCAGGTGTATACATATCAAATGTATGGAAGTCACCCTTTGGAAACTTCAATCTCTCACCCCATGAAGCTAGGGAATGACCACCATCTCTGATAGGGTTATATAACTGTGACTCTATCAGAGTATCTCTTACCTGTGATGGCTTGATGTTCGATCCTGTTAGACGATTAAGTATTGGGGCATCAAAGCTAACCCCATTATGCATGATAAATTTATCTATCATCTTTGACCAAGATGCAAACTCTTTACACTCATCACCTACCCATACTTTTTCTTTACCATCAGAATAGTTACGAGCTACAATGCAATGTATCTGAGTTGCATTTAAGGCATCTGTTTCTATGTCAACTATTGCCGTTGTCATCTTCATCATCCTCCATAAATGGGTTACTGATCTCAGTCATTCTACCACTTTCTTTATCATAATGCAACCTTGAAGTTACACCTGTCTCTCCTGTATATCTATTCTTTAAGATACGTAAGACAGTAGTGTTGGCTTCAACAGGATCATCAGCTTGTTGATTACGTTCTAATGCAATTACACTATCAGATAAGTGAGCAATAGAAGCAGACCCTCTGAGATGAGAGAGAGATACTTCTCTGCCGTCCTCATGGCCTCTATCACCTGATGGTCTACGTAGGTGACTGACAAGTAGTAAACCTATATTTGTTTCTTCAACAAGAGAACGTAGCTTGGTCATAAGAATATCAATAGACTTACGCTCATCTCCATTATCTTCTTGACCTGATACTAAGATAGAGAGGTGATCTAATACTACCCACTTACAATCTAATGCTTTAGCCATGAACCGAACTCGACTTAGTATTTCATCATTAGAGATAGAACCAAAGTGATCAAACGCAAAGAATCTACCAGTGCCTACAGTCTTATCTTGCCATTCTTGTAATTGTTTTCGATCAAACCTATCACGTACTTCTTTGATGTAAAGTCTTTGACTAGCTTCAACAGACATTATATTAAAGGCAGTGTTACGAATGTTCTCCTCCATTGCTAGAACACCTATGTTATCTTTAGTATTACTCATGACATGGTGCATAAGCTCACGTATAATACTAGACTTACCCATGCCAGCACCACTAGTGAAGGTGACTAGCTCACCAGTACGCATACCATAGGTTTTTTCATTAAGATCTGACCAAGGATATAATACTGTCTCACAATATTTCTCATCGTATAATGTTTCTCCTAGCTCAGATAGATTTACAATACCTGCTGGTGTAAAAGTCTTTGAGTTCCACCACGTACTGTTGAACTTCTCACGTTGATTAGTCTTAAGATATTCATTAGCATCTTTAAGTTCCATGTTCATGATCAAACATTTGTTAGGCTGAAACAACTCAGCTACTTTAAGTGATGCTTCTTTACCATGCTTATCATTATCAAAACATAACACAACTTTCTCAAACTTATTTAGGTACTCGAAAGCACTACGACAATTCTCAAGGGCTGATGCAGCACCGTTCTTGATAGATACTACAGGCCACTTACTACCAAGTAACTCGTAGGCTGACATAGCATCTACCTCACCCTCACATACGGTAATATATTTACCAGCTTTACCAAATATATTTTGACCGAACAAACCAGAGCTAGATAAATTACCTTCAGACCAGAACTTTTTACCCTGTACTTCACGTACTTTGTTGGCAACATGTACTCCATTCTTATCAAAGTATTGATAGATGTGGTGGGTTGTCATGCTTCCTGTCTTTTTAATCTGAGTATTATATACTCTTGCAGTCTCCTTTGAAATCTTACGTTCAGTGATGGCTTCAATCATACCAGTACTCTTTAATGTAGAGGTAGAACTATTAGAAATAGCTACAACTTTTTGTGTTTCCATTTGTTTATATTCTCCAGAAGGGGTAAAGGTTTCACAACTATAGCAATACGAATGACCATCGGAATGGTATGTTGTATAGGCATCACTTGAGTCGCAGTCAGGGCAACGGCCTTTAATATAAGAATCCGTCATCAACACTCTCCTATTATAAGTAACTCTATGTACTACTACTAAGTAGTAGTACTAGAGTTACGTAATGATTTCACGTACTCGATATGGAAATTCAACTGAGTATCCCATAGCAATACATAACGATTCTCTGTACTGAAGTTCAGCCTTTGCCGATTCCTCAGTTTTAAAAGAATCTATTATAACATCACCAGTATCTTTAACCAATACTAGTTTCCAGTTATTCTTTTTCATAAGATTGATCCCATATGTTATTTATAAACTCTTCTTTTTCTAACATCATTTCATTCACTTCTTTTCTGGCAAACCTACCAGCTTCTTCTTTACCATAGCCCTCACTTTCATATTCTTTAATTAAGTTTTTAAACAAAGTTCTTCTCTCTTGATCCCATAAATTTCTAACCATTTTTTTCCACCCATGTAGTTTTAATAGGTAAACCTTTTTCTTTTCTTAACTTAGCTATCATATCATCTTTTTCTTTTAGTTGTATCTTTAATATTCTAATGTGTTCATGCAATTTATTTTCTACTTCTAAATGGTTTGTTACCATAACATACTCCTATTATTTCTTTTTGTCTATATAAAAAACATGTGATCCCACTCTACCTAACTTAATAAAGGTAGGACTACGTGACCAATGGGGTGACACCTTCCAAGTGTGGTAGTGTGTAGCTCCCATTGTTTGCTCTAACATAACACCTTGTAGTATCAGTTCAGATGTATCCATAACTTCTAAGAGGGCATCCAATTCTTTATATTTCTCTGACTTACCATCACAGTAGTAACTGAACTGACATTTATTTCTTATTAATTTTCCCTTCCATTTCTTAGCTTGGTGTACTACATCACATACAGTATTAGGATATCTTTTATCCTTAACTCTTTGTAATATAACATTTCCTACAGCTATCTGAGCTACGAATCCTTCTGATCTAGCCTCATGATAGATAGCTTCTACCATGCACTCGATGTCATACTCACTAGCTTTAGATGTATTCATAGTTAAAATAAATGCTATCATTAAAACAAATAACATTAGTACATAGTATAATATATATCTCAATGTAACCTCACAATCTTTGTGCCATCATCATCTTCAATACCATTACGAACTAAAAATCTAATAGCATCTTCTTCTTTTTTAAACTGTTTAACTTTTAATTCTTTCTCGTCTGGTAAGACAGATGTATTTTCTATATCAAGAGGGTCATAATCTACTTGAATTATTATATAAGACATTATAATAACAACAGTAAAGGTGATATTAAAATTATTATTAATACTTCCATGTTATATTCCTCCTACATTTTCTCTCATTATATCATTGTGATTAAGTTCTGTCCAATAGATTTCTAATGCTTCAGTCTCTTGATGTGCCATGAACTGATGGTACTCACCTGCCGGTACGATAGATAGGTCACCTGCATTTAGCCATGTACTATCCACTAGCTTATAGTCCTTCCATCTCTTGATCTCTAA